AGAAAAATTTTTTTATAAATATTTTTTTATTTCGTTTTTTTGTCTTATATTAGACTAATGGACAAAGAATTACTCGTTTTAGGTTTACTTGAGAGTGTACTAGGCAAAGGGAAAGGTTCCAAAACAACTATGGACTATGCTTTCTATTGCCCAGTGTGTAAGCACCATAATCCAAAATTGATTGTTAACATTAAGACTGGACAATACAATTGTTGGACTTGCCACCCTGCTACCAAAGGTAAAACCCCTGTATCACTCTTGAAAAAAATCGAGGCTCCTACAGAGAAGCTACTCGAAATGAAGACCTATTTCCAAGGAGATAATACTAAGATTGATACCACAAAAGCTAATAAGGTAACCCTTCCAGAAGAATTCTTATCATTAGCTAATCCAGACAAGTCACTAGAAGCAAGACACGCTTTAGCTTACTTAAAGAAAAGACAGATCTCACTTCAAGATATACAAAAATACAACATTGGCTATTGTAAAACAGGTAGATATAGAAACAAGATCATTGTGCCTTCTTATGACAAAGATGGATCAATCAACTACTTTATAGCTAGATCATTTGAAAAAGATCCCTTTCAAAAGATAGATGCACCAAGTTGTAATAAGACAGAGTTAATAGGCTTTGAGTTCTTTGTAAACTGGTCTGTTCCTGTTATATTATGTGAAGGTATATTCGACGCAATTGCAATAAAACGTAACTCTATTCCATTGTTTGGTAAGACTATTCCTAAGTCACTCATGATGAAATTAGTAGAGTCTGAAGTAAAAACAGTATATTTAGCATTAGACAAAGACGCTTTGAAAGAGGCGTTAGATTATTCACAAACTCTTCTCGATCATGGGAAAGAGGTTTATTTAATAGAGTTAGAAGGAAAGGACCCATCTGACATTGGCTTTGTAGATATGACTAAACTTCTACATAAAGCGAAGCCACTATCCTTTAGTGATCTCCTTCTAAAGAAAATTCAACTAATATGATTGAACAATCAAAGAACGTCTATAAGGACAGATTCTTAAGACGTATCGTTGAAACAGATCCTGAGCTAAGACAAATCACACTTCATGATTCTAGATATTATCAAAGGTCTCCTGGTGTTTTTTATCCTTCTGTTACAACTATTCTAAGTTACTTTCCAAAAGGAGCCTTTTTTGAAACATGGTTAAAAGATGTTGGTCACAACTCTGATATTGTTATGAGGCGTGCCGGAGATGAAGGAACCCAAGTCCATGAAGCTATTGAAAGCTTTTTGAAAGGTGAAGAGATTAGATGGATAGAGTCTAATGGTAAAGTCAATTATGCTACTCACGTTTGGAAAATGATTCTTGGCTTCGTTGACTTCTGGACTACTTATAAGCCGGTGCTACTTCTTTCTGAAGAGTTCATGTACTCAGATACGCACAAGTACTCTGGCACATTAGACCTTCTTGTTGAGATTAATGGTGAAAAGTGGTTACTAGATATTAAGACTTCTAACAACATTCATGAGAGCTACTACCTTCAAATGGCAGCTTACACCAAGGCATACCAAGAAAGATACCTACAGAATGTAGATCGTAACGGTATTATCTGGTTGAAGTCTAGTAAGAGAGGGCCTGATAAGACTAATAAGAAGATGCAAGGAGCTGGCTGGGAGATCTTAGAAGGCAAGAAGACTGTAGACGAATACTTCCAGATGTTCTTGCATACTTACGAGACCTACAAGATCATGCACCCAGAAACAGAGATTGAACTACTTACGCTACCGAACACGGTTAAACTAGGTCAGTAAATATTTATTGGTAGTATGATTAAGCTACTAGACTTATTAAAAGAGGCCAAGGGCCAGAAGAAAGCTATTATTATGGCTGGTGGGGCCGGTGCTGGAAAGTCTACATTTTCTAAGCAACTTCAATCTGATCTTAAAAAGGCTGGCTGGACTGACTTGAATGCAGACAAATACGTTGAAGACCCAGACAGTCCTATGTACAATAATCTAGGCGCCGCGGCTTCTAGAATAGACAAAGTAGATCTACCTAATACACTTGAGAAAGGACAGAACTTCTTATACGATACTACTGCTAGTAATGTACAAAGAGTTCAAGCTATCAAAGATGCTGGCTATGATATCATGATGGTCATGGTCTACACTAACCCGATCGTCAGTTTTCTTCGTAACTTCAAGCGTGAGCGCAAAGTTCCTACTGTAGGAGTTCTTTCTAGTTGGAATAACGTATATAAGAATATCGAGACATATAAAAAGATGTTCGGTAACAACTTCCATTTGATCTCTACAGGAACTAGTCCTGAAGAAGAGAAGATGGTAGCTGAGTTCAACAAAGCTTTTAAAGCTGGTAAGTTGAAAGAGTTCTTCGAAGGACTTTTATCTTCTGGACAGTTTAAGTCTACATTCAAGAAAGACCCAACTAAGAAGAAAACACCAGAAGAGATTGCTAAGTCTAAAGCACTTGTAGATAAACAGATCGATGTATTGTCTAATCAGTTTGATCAAATTGAAAAGCAAGTAGAGAAGACGAAAGAAGAAGACATGAGTAAAGTAGTTAACGCAGCAAAATCGTTTATCAAGAAATGATCAACCCAGTTAAAATAGGCCGTAGTATTGTTGATGACATTTTGAAAGAAGCGTCTTCAGATGTAGGCCCATGCTTTTATCCTGGTAAATTTAAACCTCCACATAAAGGTCACTTTGAAGCCGCAAAGTATCTGGCTTCTAAACCTTATATTAACAATGTCTATGTGATCATATCTAGAGTTGAGAAGTTTGGTATAACTCCAGAAGACTCATTGTATATATGGAAAGAGTATTTGAAAGCAGAACCTAATCCTAAGATTAGTGTTTCTATTTCAACAGAGTCTACACCTATTAAAGATATTTTTGTCTTTATGGACAAGAACCCAGAAGTAGATCCTATTTATGTAGCTGGAGCTGGTGAAGAAGTTGAAGGCTTAGGTTACTTCGATGCTTTACAGAAAAGATTTCCTGATCGTGTAAGAAAAGAAGTTGTGCCTGATCAGTTTGAAAGAATATCTGCTACACAAATGCGTGCCGCTATTAAGACAGGTAATGTAAAAGAGTTTGAGAAGTTTATTCCAGACGCAGCATATAACAAAGGAGTCACCAAAGATGTGTTCGGTAGACTTATGAAAATAATCAAATGACAGACGCACAGAAAATATTAACCATTGAGGACTTTGTTGAGTTTGCTGTAAGACGACTTGGTATTGAAAAAGCACCTGAATTAAAGTTCGCTAGTAACAGAGACTGGGCAGTTAAACGCCATAGTTTTGGTCAGTATGATCCTAATGGTAATACACTGACAGTTTATATCAATAATAGAAATATGGCTGACGTGCTTAGAACACTTGGCCATGAATTAGTTCATCATAGACAAAACGAACTAGGCAAAATCCAGAATGATTCTGGTAAAACTGGCTCTGAAATAGAAAATGAAGCAAATGCTCTAGCCGGAGTATTAATGCGTGATTATGGTCGTATCAACGACACTATTTATGAGGCCATTATTCCTTCACTAAAACAAATATATGAGGCAGAAAAGTCTGGACGTATTCAAATCTATTGTGATATGGACGGTGTGTTATGCGACTTCGACAGTAGGTTTGAACACTTCTACGGTGTACCACCTAGAGAGTACGCTAACGAGAAAGGTCAAAAGGCTATGGAAGAAGCCGTCGACAAAGTAGGAGTGGTATATTGGTCTAAAATGCCATGGTTAAAAGGTGGTCAAGAACTCTGGAATAAGATATCTAAATACAACCCAGCAATATTAACTAGTCCAGGTAAATTCATTCACGCTAGAGAAGGTAAGTTAATTTGGATCAAAGAGAATCTGAACCCACAGCCAAGAGAAATTATGTTCGCTAATACTGGAAAAAAGTTTGAAGCGATTAAAGACAAGACTCCACAAGAGATTAGAAACTCAATGTTGATAGATGACTATTATCCAAACCTTGCTCCATGGAAAGAGATTGGCGGTATTGCTATCATGTATAAATCTTATGATCAAGTAAGTGCAATATTAGATAAGTTTAGACTAAAATAATGTTATGATCCCTAATGAGTCAACACTCAAGAAAGAGTTTTCGAAACGTGATGTACAAAGAATGCGTAACCTAATCACCGGTAAATCTGGTGACAGAACTCAGATTCAAGCAGGCTACGAAAGAAAACACCAAGACTATAAAGAAGGTGATGTTTGGGAAGAAGATGGAAAGAAGTGGACTATCAAAAATGGTGTTAAGCAGTCTATTACAAAGCTAGACAAATTCAAACATCTTATTAGCCTTCCTCTAACTTGCCCTTGTTGTAAGAAGCCAATGAAGGCCGACGACATCAATAAGAAGATGTACTCTATTCACATGATGTGTTTTAATTGTGTAATAGAAATGGAGGCCAAGTTAAAAGCAGAAGGCAAATTTGAAGACTACGAAAAGAATATACTTAACTCTAACAAGAATGCTAGCCTAGAAGACTTTGAAAAGGCTCTAGACGCTTGGCTTGAAGAGAAAGATACCTTTGTTTCTGAACAAGGAGACATAGAAAACTGGTCTGGTGGAGATAAAACCAAGGCCTATGAGGAGATCAAGAAGAAGATCCAAGAATGGAAGAAGGTTGATATTTATTAGTAAATCGTTAGAGTATATGCCAGCCACTTCTAAACAACAGCAAAAATTGATGGGACTTGTTCATGCCCTTCAAAAAGGAACTGTTAAACCTTCACAAGCATCTCCTAAAGCAAGAGAGATGGCCAAGACTATGAAGCCATCTGATGTAAAAGACTTCGCTGCCACTAAACATAAAGGTCTTCCTAAGAAAGTAAAGAAAGAAGAAGGACTACAGATTCCTGAAATGTATGTGGTTCGTAAGCCTAAAGTAGGTATGAAAGAAGCTGATCTTGTAATGAAGATCAATCCACTAGAAGGAATTCAGCCTCTTAATATTGGTATGGACGATGTTCATACTGTAGCTGTAGATGCAACTCAAGCTCAAGAGATTGCGGCTGAAACATATAGAAAATGTATGGACGAAGCTTTCCAGCTTGAAGAGAAGAAAGGAAAGGTTGGTGACAAGCTTAAAAAAGCTATCGACCACCTAGAGAAGAAAAGAAAAGAGCATCTTGATATGGCAAAAGAAGATCCTAAGAGTGCCGCTAAGCATAAAGAGCATATCGCTAAACTTGCCCAGCAAATCGATGATCTTATGACCAAGATGGAGAAGATCGAGAAGAGCAAAAAAGAGATTAAGAAGGACGAAGACAAAAAAGATAAGTAATGAAACAGCAATTAAGCGAAATAAAAAGAATGCAAAAATTGGCTGGTATCATTAACGAAGATTTGACTAGTGATATCAAATCTGATTTAGAGAAAGTATCAGGTTTAGGACCTATTCTTGATCCTGTTAAAGTAAAAGAAGTAGCTAAAGAATTAGTAAAAACTTCTAAGAAAATAAACCCTGACGTTTTTCAAAAAGACATAAACGCCTTTAATAAAATAGCTGTTTATTTAGCTAATAATAAACTAAGTAAAGCCGCTACTACTATTGCTAGTTTAGGTGAGAGTTTTCGTTTAACAATATGGGGCATTATGGATGAGGTATATCCAGAACTTTGGAATACACTATTTCAAGAAAAATATCATTCAGATGCAAAACCAACACCAAAAGATAATTTACCTGAATAAAAAAGATAAGTAATGGAAGCAGTAGGACTATTCTTAGGTACATTAATGCAGAGCCGTAATCAAGCTCACATTTACCACCTTCAAGTACAAGGTATGGGTTCTTTCGCAGCCCATAAAGCGCTTCAAGAATATTATGATGGCATAATTGATCTAATTGATGGAATCGCTGAATCTATTCAAGGTCGCTATGGTATCATAACTAACTATAAAATGGCTGATACTATTCGTGAAGATAATAACGCTAGACTATATTTTGATGGTCTATCTAAATTTGTAGAGACTATCAGAAAGCAGCTTCCTCAAGATTCTTATATACAAAACGAAGTTGATACTGTAGTTAAGCTCATTGAGACAACTAAGTACAAGCTTAAATTCTTACAATAATGGATAAGGCCTTACTTAAGCAAATAAAGAAAGGCATCGAAGTCGAAATGGAACACACTGATGATCCTAAAATGGCTTTGAAGATAGCCATGGATCATATCAAAGAAGATCCTAAATACTACGACAAACTAACTAAAGCAGGTCTAGAAGAGTGTTGCTCAAGAGGTATACAACTTCATGAAACTGCAAACAGACTTCTAATCTCAGAAGGTCTTAATTACCATTTACAAAATAAGATTGATCTTAACGAATCGATCTACCGTCCTCAATCAACAAACTTTCTAGCTTTGTTTGAAGAGGCTCGTGCTTTGTATGATGCTGGTAAACTACAACTATCTGAGCAAGACGAAGTATATTTCAGTGAAACTGATCTAGGACTAACTGGGATCTATAACGGTGTGAAAGTGCCACTTGACTTTCCAATGACTATTGACTTCTTGTTAGAAGTAAAAAAGAAAGCAAAGAAGAAACAGCCTGAATTAAATAAGCCTAAGCGTGGTGGTTCAAAAAAGTTCTACGTTTATGTACGTAAACCTGGTGGTGGCATCAAGAAAGTATCTTTTGGTGATACATCTGGCTTATCTGCTAAGATCAATAACCCAGAAGCTAGGAGAAGTTTTGCCGCTAGACACAAATGCTCACAAGCTAAAGACAAGACAACTCCAAAATACTGGTCTTGCCGTCTACCAAGATATGCTAAGCTCTTAGGACTTAAGAGTAATTTTTCTGGCTTTTGGTAGAAATAACTTTAAATGCTTAACTACAATATAGAGTCTTTCAAGTGCTTGGTAAGACAGTCTTATTTTACTAAAGACGTAAAACACCATTCTATATTCCACAAGTGTTATGCGTTTGGTATACAGTCTGTTGACTCCAAGATATTGACGTTTCATGTTATGACTGATTATGGCATGTTAAGGTCTCGTGTTCCTATCTCTGAAATCTATATCAAAGAGCCAAAAGAAGATGTACCATATTACTACAAACAGCTCTGGGATTGTTTTGGATCAGATGCTAGTGTAATTAAGTTCGACTTCTTGAAAGACAAAAGGTGTAGAGTACTATTAAGAGACAAGTCTTATGTTTGGGCTACATATATGTTCACAGTAGACTGGCAGAATAACCCTTATTCAAATGAGCCATCAGACTACAAATGTGGTCATATTCTAGTAGCAGACGAAGGCTACTTACTTTGTCAGCCTAACAATAGGATATTCTGGAAGGATTCTAACTGGATAACAAAAGACTTCCCAGTTGACCCTAAAATGATCAAGGTAGACACTGAACTACTCAATGTAGAATCAATATCTGACAGATGGGTAAGTGAAGATTCTGACTGTTTTTATTATGATATCAATGAGGCCATACCAGGAAATAAAAAAAGAAAGTAATATTGTTGTAAGACACTTTGACGAAAACATTGACCCTGTTGAGTTAATGTGGCATCGTGATCAAGAAGATCGTATTATTGAACCAGTTGAACCAACGGACTGGAAGTTTCAGCTAGACAATCAGCTACCTACTTTAATCGACAAGCCGATATTTATTCCTAGGTATACGTGGCACCGTGCCATTAAAGGTACAGGCCCACTAAAAGTAAAAATAACGAAGCTGTGATCAAACTTACTAACATACTAACCGAAATGCTTCAAGAAGCTTGTTGGGACGGATATGAACAACAAGGCATGAAGAAGAAAGGTGACAAGATGGTTCCTAACTGTGTTAGAGTAAGTGAAGCCAAGAAGAAAAAGAAAGGAAAAATCAACCCTGCTTACTTGACAAAAGATGCAGCGGCAATGAAGAAAGAGATCGACAGAGTTAAGAAGTTAAAGTCAGATGACCCTTCTGCTTATGGCAAATGGGAAGCTGATTATGCTGATAAAGCCAAGACCAAAAAGTATAAGACTAAGAAGAGTGCCGCTACTTCTGCTTACGAAAAAAGATTCGGTAAGAAGAATGAGGCAGAAGGACCAGGATCAATCCCTGAACCAGAGACTAAATTAGTTAGCCAAGATCCTCAGACTGGTAAAGTTAGTTGGGATGTTAGCTACGAGGTCAAGCCAAGAGAATTATATAAAAGAGTTGATGACCTAGTTAAGTTTTTAGAAAGAGCTAAAGGAAACCCTGAGTTAGATGGTATTAGACTTTCTCTAAGAAACCTTAGAGCTAAGATCAGTAGACTAATGACTCAAGGTAAATTGTAAACTATGAAGTTACACGAACTATTACATCAGTTGTTTGAAGAGAGGTTGAAGTTTCACCACTCTAATGCACCGGATGCAAAAGGTAAGTTTAGAAAGTTATCAGCAGAAAAGCTAGCTAACTGGTTGATTAGAACAAGAAAGAGCAACATGAGTAAAATCACAGGCTCTTTAAACCAACAAGCTAACTTTAATCGTAGAGAAGATCCTGCTTACGCAAGAAAGATGGACAGAACTCGTGAGATTGTTAAACGTAAACTTGACAAAAAGAAGAAGAAAAAATGATCAACAATATAGATATATTAAAGCAGATACTACTTCGTGAATACGATGCTGAAGTAGAAAAGGCACTTGCAAACAAGGCTAAAGCTACTAAGATATCTAAGTCAATACTTAAAAGTGTATATGCAAAAGGTCTAGCTGCTTGGAAAACTGGTCACCGCCCTGGTGTTGGTCAACATCAATGGGCAATGGGCCGAGTTAATTCATTTGTAACTGGTAAAGGTGGTGCTAGAAAAGTTGACGCTAAGTTGTGGAAAAGAGCAAGTAAATCAAAGAAAAAGAAAAAATAATATGAACAACCTATCATTTTTCAAGGCGCTTCTCATGAAAGAAATTGATGAAGAGCTTAAAGGTGGACAAAAGAAGTTAGATGTAGCTGAGCCTAAAGGTAAAATTACTGCTGCTGACTTCAAAGCTCTTCGTGCTAAGAAAGGTATGAAGAAAGAAGCAGCTCCAATTAAACAAGATATTTACGGTGAAGATCCTAACCTAGATGTTTATGCTGATAAAGATATTCCAGGACAAGGAATGACAGAAGGTGGTGATCATGAAGTATCAATGGCACACAATAGCCTTGAGTCTATTATCAAAAGTGCAATGGAACTTAAGATGAAGCTAGGTAATGATGAGCGTAATATCCCAGGCTGGATTCAAGATCATATTACAAATGCTGAGAACTATATTGATCAAGCTGCTCAAGGTTTTCATGAACTATCTCATGATGATCAAGAAGGCGAGCATGATGTTAATGAACTTCCAAATGGTACAGAAGAAGAGCCTGTAGATGATATGACTCTACAAGGTATGATGGAAGATTTGTTTGAAGCAAAGAAGAAGCCTTCTGCTGGTTTATCAAAGAAGCAAAAGTCAACTATTGCCAAGAAAGCAAAAGCTGGTAAAGATATCGGTAAGAAAGGCAAAGGCTTTGAAATGATCGCTAAAAAAGCCGCTAAAAAATACGGTTCAAAAGAAAGAGGACAAGCTGTAGCTGCCGCCGCAATGTGGAAAAGCGCTGCTAAAAAAGCAAAATAAGAATGCCTGTGTCACAGCACGATATATTAAAGACTATACTCTTACAAGAGTTAGATAGGATGGAGCCTGAAACATCTACGTTTGAGGATGATCCTATGCAGTTTATATTGAGAAAGTATGCTGGTCTTAAGAAGACTCTCGAGTACTTAATGACTCCTTCATTTGAAGAGTATATTACTGGCATTTATGTAGTGGCCCCTAAGCCTACAACATTCAAGATCGTACTTCATAATGGCCAGATATTCTTTTTACAATTCATGGGCAAAGCTTATGAAGCCACTGTAGAAGGAAAGAGATACTATTTGATGGCAATTGGTGAGAAAGAAAGATGCATGGTTGCTATCTCTAGACTATTAAGATTTGGTAGCCCATTGAAAACTAAAGGACCTGAAGGTGCAGAACAAGCTCCGGCAGGTGGACCAGATGAAGAAGCAGGGCCAACACCTCCGTCAGAAAAACCAGCCGCAGGCGAAGAAGGTGGAGAAGAGGAATTGACAGAAGCGACTATATTAGAAGCTATACTAAAAGAAGCCGATACAGACAAAGCCACTTTATTTGAATCAGCACTTGTATATGCTTGGTACAAATTAAACAATCTACCGGTTCCAAAAGATGCAATACTACCAGAAGAGTTAACTAAACTAAAGTCTAACAAGAACATGGTAGAAAAAGCAGGCCAAGCTATCATTGATTTAGATCTAGTTGGAGGAAATTCTGCTAAAGCTATTGGTCGTACTGGTGACAGTATAGATACTACTGAATTTTGGAAAAGTCAAGGAGCTACTAATAAGACTTCTAAGACTGATGTTGTTTTAGGAGACAAGAAGATATCTGTAAAAGTAGGTAACTCTCAACTAATGTCTGGAGGTAAAAATGAATCTCTAGCTACTTTTTATGCTGCCGCAAAAAAGGTACCAAACATATTGAATACAAAAGAGGCTAAAGCTGTATTAGATACATTTGACAAGTTTGTTGAAGTAGGATATACCAAGTCTGGAGGAGTTGAAGCTGGTTTAAAGTCTGGTAAAGACAAAGTGTTGTCTGCTGGAGATAAAGCACATAAAGAAATGGCTGGCAAACTAGAGGAACTATTTAACAAAAGCCCAGAATTTAAAATAGCGTTTGCTCAAGAAGCAATGTCAGGATATGAAAAGTTTGGCCCAAATAGTATAGGATCCGCTGACTATGTTCTTTCTACTAACCCTGACTTTTCTAATGCTAAACTGCACTCTACTAAAGACAAAGGGTACGCAGCTAAAATAGCTGATCAAATGAAACTAACTGTTAGATTCAAATCTTCTTCTGAAAAGCTAAAAGGAGAAAAAACAGGTAGATATAGATTCTGGAGTGTTGTTTCACTGATATCAGACCCGACAAAACTTAAAGAAGGTGTAATGGATACTATAAAGTCATATATCTCTAAAGTAAGAGACTTTATTGATAACGGGGTTTATTCTTTGACTAAGTTTGTAATGGGTGACACTTTACAAGATGATGATATCAAGATAGATAACAACATCGATTTTAGCTAAAATAAATTTTTTTCTTTCAACTTTTTTTTGTATATTTAGCCATAAACGCAAATTATGGCAAGAAAAGACCATTTATACCGTACTATAAGGACTATTGAAGGGATTGTATTTCACCTCTACGAAGACGACAAAGGGGTGATTAGACCTCACTCTACAAAAGGACCTGCAGTAGAATACCCTAAGTCTGAAGGAAAATCAGACGAATACTTCATTTTTGGCATCAAATATGATTATGACAAGTGGCTAGAACTGTCTAGACCATTCCGTAAGGCCCTGACCGTAAATAAGGACGATTTAGTTGAATGATAAATATTTATAAGTAAATGAGCAGAGATGTCATTTAACTTAGAAAAATATTTAACCGAAAACAATCTCACTATCATTTCCAAGATCAGAGAAGACGTTGGAGATGACGAGACTGGACCATCCAAGGCGGACCTTAAGAAGACCGACAAGGATTTTAGAGACCTTTACAAGAAGAAGGCTCAATACGCTGAACTTCAAAAGAAAGTAAAAGCGATACTATCAAAACACGCTGTAAAAGCACCAGACGGTTCTTTGAAACTTAAAGACGTGGCTGCCTACAAGAAAGAAGTAGGTAATATGCCAGATCAACTTAAGCTATTGAAGCAGCAGATTCAACAACTTGAAACACCTGAAACTGACACAGATGAAGAACCAATGGACTAAGATAGGCTTTATAGCTATTGCTATTATAGCTTTGTGGTGGATATTCATTCAAAAAGGCTGTAGCCCAGAGTTTGATACTAAACCATACGAACACAAGATCGACTCTCTAGAAAATAGAATCGATTCTATCAAACAAGAGAACGATAGTCTAGAAGCTGGTATACAATATCTTGAAGAGACTAACACATACTTAACTGATCGTGTTGATGGTCTAAAAGATAAAGTAGCTATTCTAAAAGATGATCTTAAAGACGCTGAGAAAGCATTAGTGTATACGCCTACACAAGTAGACAGCTTCTTTATGTTTCAATATCCAGTACAGTTTGCTAGCTTAAGTGAAGATACAACACATCTTCCTTTAGAAGTATCTAAGCAGATTGTTGTTGATGTTAAACAACTTGGTATTAGTAAAGAAGTAATCAAGTTTCAAGACAGCACTATCTTAGGGCTTGATACTCTAGTTAAGAACAAAGACAAGATTATCATCGATCTTAGAAAGAAAGAAGAAAATTATATCGCTATTGATAAAGACCGTGTTGAGCAAGGCAAAAACTATCAAATACAAATTGATGGTTTGAAGAAAGAAGTTAGTAAGAAGAATTGGAAACTCAAGATGGGTAAGTTTGAAAAGGTTATAATCGGAGTTGCAGGCTTAGCCGCTGGCATACTCATAAAATAAAATATGTCTGAACAACAGAGCATAAAAGAGAAGATTAAAGAGGAGTTTGTCAAATGTGCAACGGATCCTGTATACTTCATGAAGAAGTACTATATGATCCAGCACCCTTTAAAAGGTAGACAATTCTTTAATCTTTATCCGTTTCAAGAGAAGGTTTTAAAACTGTTTCAAAAGCACGACTATTCTATAATCAATAAGTCGAGACAGTTAGGTATCTCTACTCTTGTGTCTGCTTATTCATTATGGTTGATGTTGTTCAATAAAGATAAGAACGTTCTTGTTATTGCTACTAAGCAAGATACTGCCAAGAACATGGTAACAAAGGTAAGATTTGCTTATCAGAACTTGCCAACTTGGTTAAAGATAGGAACGTCTGAAGATAATAGGTTGAGCTTAAAGCTTGCGAATGGTTCACAGATAAAAGCTGTTTCTGCAGCCGGTGACTCTGGACGTTCTGAAGCTGTATCTCTACTAGTTATAGATGAGGCTGCGTTTATCGATAGAATTGAAGAGATATTCACAGCGGCTCAACAAACACTTGCGACTGGTGGTGGTTGTATAGCATTATCTACTCCTAATGGTGTAGGTAACTGGTTTCACAAGACTTATCTAGCAGCGCAAGAACAACAAAACAGGTTTTTACCTATATCTCTACCTTGGACAGTTCACCCTGAACGTGATCAAACATGGCGTGAAGAACAAGATAGAACATTAGGTAAACGAAATGCGGCTCAAGAGTGTGATTGTGACTTTGCAACTTCTGGTAATACTGTTATAGAGCCAGAGGTTCTAACGTGGTATGAACAGAATATGATCTCTGAGCCAATTGAAAGAAGAGGTCTTGACAAAGCTTTATGGATGTGGGAATATCCTGATCCTTTAAAGTATTATGCAGTTGTAGCTGACGTGGCTAGAGGAGATGGAAATGACTACTCTGCATTTCATGTTATAGACGTTGAAACAGTAACACAAGTTGCTGAGTTCAAGTCACAAATTGATACGAGAGAATATGCGAATGTGCTACTAAGCACAGCCGCTGAATATAATAACGCTCTACTAGTTGTTGAAAATGCAAACATTGGTTGGGATGTTATACAAACGATATTAGAAAGAGGTTATACAAACGTTCACTATAGTTACAAACAAGACCAGTCAATGGACTTTACTAAATATGTAGACAGGTTTAATACACAGACAGGATTGGTGCCTGGCTTCTCAATGACAGAGAAAACTAGGCCTCTTGCTGTAGAGAAGATGAGAGACTTCTTAGAGAATAAAGTAGCAACGATTAGATCAATCAGGCTACTTGAAGAACTGAGAGTCTTCATTTGGAAAAATGGCAAAGCGCAAGCGATGCAGAGTTATAATGATGACCTTGTCATGAGTTTTGCTATCGGAGCTTATCTAAGAGAGACAAGCCTTAGATATAGAAAGACAGCAGAAAGCTTGACATACGCTGCATTAAACAGCTTTACTAGAACACAAGACAATAGTATTGCTTATAATGCAAACAACCAGTACAATCAAAACCCGTGGAGTATGAACATAAATACACCACAAGGTGGCGAAGCACAAGACTTAACTTGGTTAATATAATATAAAATGGCAGAACAACAAAAACAAGATAACTTATTCTCGACCTTAAGACGTCTATTCTCTACAGACGTTATTATTCGTAATGAAGGTGGAGACATGTTAAAAGTAATCGACACCGATACTATTCAAAGATCTGGTGTTATTCAAACCAATTCATTAATTGATAGGTTCAATAAAGTTTATACAACATCAACTGCGTATGGTGTTAATCTAAACTTAGCACAGAACTATCAATCAGCAAGGGTGCAAATCTACGCTGACTACGATGCCATGGATACAGATGCTATCTGTTGTTCTGCACTTGACATTGTAGCTGATGAATGTACACTTAAAAATGAACAAGGTGAAGTACTTCAAATCAGATCGAGTGACGAAAATATTCAAAAACTCCTCTACAACCTTTTTTATTCTGTACTTAATATTGAATTTAATCTGTGGAGTTGGGTTCGTAATATGGCTAAGTACGGTGACTTCTACCTCAAGCTTGAAATAGCTGAGAAGTACGGGGTCTATAATGTAATTCCTTTTTCTGCATATAACATTATTCGTGAAGAAGGATACAATCCAAACAATCCTCAAGAGGTTCGATTCAAATACGATCCTAATGCAACATTAGCTTCATCTACTGGTTATAGTAGTCAACAAAACCGTGATAGTGGTGTTTGGTTTGATAACTATGAGATGGCCCACTTCCGTTTGACAGGTGATGTTAACTATCTTCCTTATGGTAGATCTTATCTTGAGCCAGCACGTAAACTATTTAAGCAGTATGTACTTATTGAAGATGCGATGTTGATTCATCGTATTGTTCGTGCACCTGAGCGTCGTATATTCTACGTAAACGTAGGAGCAATTCCTCCAGGTGAAGTTGATAACTACATGCAGCGTATGATCAATAAGATGAAGAAAACACCTCTTATTGACCCTAACACTGGTAACTATAACTTAAAATACAATCAGCAGAACTTGTTAGAAGACTTCTTTATTCCTATCAGAGGAAATGATACTTCTACAAAGATCGATACTGCAAAAGGACTTGACTATAATGGTATTGAAGACGTTGCTTACTTCCGTGAGAAGTTGTTCGCAGCACTTAAGATACCTAAAGCTTTTATGGGCTACGAAAAAGACCTTACTGGTAAAGCAACACTTGCCGCTGAAGACATTCGATTTGCTAGAACTATTGAAAGACTACAACGTATTATCATTAGTGAGTTGACTAAGATTGCACTCGTTCACCTATATTCACATGGATATACTAACGAGAACGCAGCTAACTTTACATTGTCACTAACTAATCCATCTATTATTTACGATCAAGAAAGAATCGCTCTTTTCAAAGAGAAGATTGACCTTGCTAAACAAGCTATGGAAGGATCTTTACTTCCTCGTGACTTTATCTATGACAAGATCTTCCACTTCTCAGAAGACCAATATGCTGAGCTAGAAGATATGATCATTGAAGACAAGAAGCGTGAGTTTAGATATGCACAGATCCAAGAAGAAGGAAATGACCCCGCAGAATCTGGCCAGGCTTATGGAACACCTCACCAGATAGCTAGCTTGTATGGTGGAAAAGAAGACTCTGTCTTAAATGTACCACAAGGATATGATGAGAAGCAAGTAGGGCCAGGTAGACCTAAGACCCAAACTTCTATCATTTCAACTGATGGTTCTGCTTTTGGTCGTGACCCTCTAGGAGCTGCGGCATACAGTAAAGACGCTGAAACCGGTGAAAATAATATGAAGCCTAACTACAAAGGTGGTAGCCCTTTAGCTCTTGAGTCTACAATGGGAGAGTTCTTAAAGAACAAAAACATGTTAGATGCTATGTTCAGCAAGAAAAAAGGTAGAAAGGTTAATCTATTTGAGGAGTCAGATCTTCTAAGTGAAGACAATATTAAAGAGGGTTTAGATTAATATATAGATATTTATTACTAGTCGACTTGTAAAAAAATTATGGCAATTAAACACAGCAAATATCGTAATACCGGTATTTTATTTGAACTGCTAGTTAGACAGACGACGTCGGATCTTCTGAATAATCAGGATTCAAAGGCAGTTAAAATCTTAAAAAAGTATTTCACCAATACAGAATTAGGAAAAGAATACAGTCTTTATAGCACTTTTTCGGCTAGTCCAAAGCTAAATGAGGCTAAAGCTGAGATTTTAATTTCAACCATAGTTGAGCAGTACAAGAAGTTAGACCATGAAAAGATTGGTAAACTTAAGTACAACCTAATCAAGGAGATCAAAAAGAACTACGATCTAGAGAACTTCTTTAAAGCTAAGATCGAGAACTATAAGCCTTTTGCTTCTATCTATACTATTTTTGAGAGCCAGAATACAAAATCAGTCGACACTAAACAGCTTATCCTAAATAAGATTAACCTTCTCGAGCATTTAACAGCAAAAGACCTTACCAACTCCAGAGCTCCTAAGTCTCTAGTAGAAGAGTTTATGAAAGAAGACAAGGAGATTCGTCTACTTGCCTACAAGATATTGGTTGAGAAGTTTAACAACAAATACCAAGGAATGTCTGAAAGACAAAAAGACGTACTGAAAGAGTATATTACTAACATTTCAGATACGAAGAACCTTAAGCTTTATCTTAATAGCCAATTAGAGCAGATTAAGACAGAGCTAACTGAACTTAAAGAAACTTCTACTGACGCTGTGGTTAAGATTAAGCTAGAAGAAGTGATCAAGTTCATTTTGCCAATCAAAGAAAATCAATCTATCAAAGACGAGGTTATAACTGGAATCCTACAATATTTCGATCTTATCGAAGAGCTTAAAAAAGGATAATAGTGAATAAGAAGTTCAATACTCAGTTTGCTACACAGAAACTACGTCAAGAGACTAGTGCTACTAATTTTGGAGGGGCTACATTTACTCCTGGTACAGGTGAACAAATGGCTACTAACAAAGCCTTCAAGAAAAAAGAGAAGAAGGAAGTTAAAGATGTTGAGCCTAAATACGCAGCTGGTAAAGCTAAGATCTATATGAAAGATAAGTGGGGTTGGAAAATGGCGCCGTCTATACCTAACCGTCCATCAAAAGGTGGTTTTATTTACAAGCAATTGTTTGAAGAGTTATCAGAGTTTGTCAAAGAGAATGAGCCAGTTGAAGAAGTATTCTCTAAAGCTGACTACGAGAAGGCTAAAGTAATTCTGTCTAAGCTAAAAGACACTAACAGTAAATTATACAACGCTATTATAGCATTTGCTTCTGATGTTTATCCTCATGATCTTGATCAAGAACTAGGAGCAGACATTCAAGCAGCAGGACTAAATGAAGGATACGAGCACATAAGATACTTGGTAGCGGATCTAAAGAATCTTTATCATAGTTCTAATGACGAGACTTTTAAAAAGGCGGTAGTTGATGTTATACCTGATAGTGATAAGTACACGTATGTAATGGATATGCCAGAGAAGTATATCCAGAAGCTTCAGAATTTAGAGAAAATGATTCCACAAGCTAGACTAAGTGATCCTAAAAGGGCTAGTGAGATTATCAATAATGCTATCGAGTTCTTTATGGACAAACAAGCATTGAACGAAGGATACGCTCAGTTTAGAAACGAAACTAAGACTAGAAATAAGCCTGATCAATTCCATCAAGCAGTTCGTGCTGTAAAGAAGAAGGTACAAGAGATCAATCGTCTATTTGAATATGTTAGCCGTCTAAAAGAAGAGTTGTCTGAAGGACAAGACGGTTTAAAATATAAAATGCATACAGAAAAAGCCCTTGCCAAAATCAAGGACATGGTTAATGAACTCAACAAAAACATTAAAAAGTTTAAGTAAGTCATGGCAAAATCAAAAGGTGGCGGAGGTAACCAAAAGGTTAGTTTCGGTAAACGTAGAAAAGGTAAAGCTCACAAATCCCACAATAAACATGATAGATCAGAAAGGAACTATCGTGGACAAGGAAGGTAAATATTTATTAGTATGACAACTGCAAAATTATATCGTAAGTTTAAGGCTGGAGAAATCAGCCGTGATCGTTTTTTATACGAAGTACGCCGTGACTCCAACTTGCCTTGGATCACTAATACTACATCATTTGATGATGCCGTTAAGATCTTGAAGAATAAGAGCATTATCAGTGAGATGGATCAGAATGTAAAGACTGACCCAGCAGTTGATCGTGTAAACCCATACTTCTTGAAGAAGGGTGTTGAGAAACTCCTTGCCAAAGAAAAAGAGTTGACTAATGACTCATACAAGCTTGCCCTAAACAAGGCTGCTAAAATGCTTGTAAAGAATCCTCATGCATTTGATCAAGATATGCTTCACAATGCTGATGAGGTTGAAAAGAAAGATGCTAAACTTCAGACTAAAGAAGTTAAGAAAGGTGACCTTAACGATACTGCCAACGAAATGAAGAAGGTTAAGGTACAAGATAAAACTAAGAAAGCTAAAAAAGCTAAGACTCTAAAGGAAGCAGCTCTAGATGAGTTGACTTCTTCTCTTAAAAAAAAAGAGTCGATTAACGAAGACACACACTGGAAGCACACTGTAGGAGCTGAGATTCATACTCCTGATGGTCCTGGTAAAATCAAAGAGATTGTAGGCTCAACATTTACTGTTGAAATGCATGACGGTACATTGAAAGATTATCAGATCAATGTAATTGAAAAGGCTATCGAGAAGCACAAAGAGAATCCTAAAGAAGCTTCTGCTATGTTCATGGATGCTCCATTGAACCCTAGCTATAGAATGAATAAAGATGGTCAAAGAGCCATTAACCCAGATGGTGTTGAGTTTAAAGTAGGTGATACTGCAATCGCTAAAGACAATAATCAAGTTATCAAGATCGGTGCTTTTAAGCAAGAGCAAGGTAGAATCAAAGCTATCTATACTGATGGGCTTGTTACCAATGTAATTGATATCGATGGTCTTAAAAAGCAGATGGATAATGTAAGACCTAGTTTACAACCTGATCTTGGATCAGCTTTCAACAAGTTAAAAGGCATGATGGAGAAAAAGAAAGATGATAAAGCTTTCTTGACCAAAATGAAAGATAAGTTAAAGAAGTTGAAAGAGTCTTTATTTATGAAAGGAACAGGTCCACAAGCTAGTGCTGTAGTTGCTTCAAGTGATTCATCTAAAAGAGCAGTTAAAGCCGCCGGGTTCAGAGAAGTTCCTAACACTCAAGATGTAAAAGCCGCCTAATGTCAAAACAACTCTTAATAGAATATAGTGCTTTCCAACCACTTCCACAGTCTTTGACTGAAGCAAAGCGTCTTGCTAATGGTAACATGGTTGTGTCTGGTATTGTTCAAGCTACAGATAAGCCTAATGCTAATAGAAGAATCTATCCTTATCCAATATTAAAAATGCAGGTTGACAAGTATATTGCTGGGCCAATTGCTGAAAACAGAGCTTTAGGTGAGTTGGATCATCCTGAGTCTTCTGTAATTAATCTTAAGAATGTTAGCCATAATATTACTAGACTATACTGGGAAGGTAAAGACCTATATGGTGATGTTGAGATACTACCTACACCATCAGGAAACATTCTAAAAGAGTTATTCAAGAATAATATCACTGTGGGCATCTCTTCAAGAGCTATGGGTTCAGTTACACCTATTGGTGAAGGCCTAGTTCAAGTTGAAGATGATCTTGATCTAATATGCTGGGACTTTGTATCTACTCCATCTACTTATGGTGCATATATGAAGCCAGTTACAGCAGGCCTTAGAGAATCAAAAGACTATACAATTCAGTCAAAGAGCTCAAGAATTCATGAACTTATATCAGACATTATCTGTTCTCAGTCTGGTGTTTGTTGTATTAGCAAGTAAAATATTTTCAAGTTTACGTATTTTTAAGTAAATACTAGATATTTATTGCATATGCAAGATTATCTAATATCTTGCTACTGAATTTCAATCCTTATATTGCTTCCTACAATTTAATAAGCAATCCCGAAACACTTTTGTTGAAATGAGCAATCTTTATCAAGATGCCATTCTCGATGCTAAAGCTTTACGCGCTTCTGCTATGGCTAACGCCAAAGCTGCTTTAGAAGAGGCCTTCGAACCAAAGATCCAAGAAATGCTTCGCTTGAAGCTTTCTGAAGAGCTTGATGAAGTAGAAGAACTTGAAGAAGTAGATGAGCTAGAAGAGAAAAAAGATGAAGTATCTGAGACTGAGCTCGAAGAGAAAAAAGATGGAGTAGAAGAAGTAAAACATGATGAAGTTAAAGAAGAGTATTCTGAAGACGGAAACATGGAAGAAAACTACGACATCAACGAGGCCGAGCTAGAAGAGATTCTTGCTCAACTCGAAGAGCTTACTGCCACTGAAGCTGATCAACCAGAAATGGAAGAGAAAAAAGAGGCAGAGATGGAAGAAGCTGAGCAATTAGCTGAAAACATCGATGAAGAGCTACAAGAAGCTGAAGAAGAGGAAGAAGAAAAAGAAGAGGAAGAAGCTGAAGAAGTTGTTGACGATGAGACTAAGGTGATTGATATCACTCTAGGAGATCTAAAGCAAGTACTTCAATCTGTAATGGCTGGACAAGCTGATATGGGTATGCCTTCTGACGAAGCTGATTCTGATTCTGAAGCTGAAGCTGAAGTAACTCTAGAAGAAATCTTAGCTGAACTTGAAGAAGAAAACGAAAGCGTAGCTGACGTTATGAGTTCTCCAGGTTCTTCTCCAGAAGGAAACATTCCTGAAATGGAAGAAGCTAAGAAAGAAGAAGATGACGACAAGAAAAAGAAAATGGAAGAAGAGCTTGAAGAAGCTAAAACAACCATTGAAAAAATGCGTCAAGACCTTCAAGAGGTTAATTTGCTAAACGCAAAGTACCTTTACATGAACAAGTTGTTCAAGTCTAAGTCACTTAGTGAGTCTCAAAAAATCAAAGTTATCAATGCTCTTGACCGTGCTACTAACGTAAACGAAGTTAAGAACACTTATGAGACTTTGAAAGAGTCTTTCAATGAGACTAAGAAAGCACAACTTAAAGAATCAATTGGTTTTGCCTCACAAGCAGCTGGTGTTGCTCCAAAGGCTACTATCGTGGACGCTGATCCATTTATTAACCGTTGGCAGACACTTGCTGGTATCAAAAAGTAATCAATTTTTAAAACAAACATTTATTCAAAATGGCAAACTTAGTTCAATCCCTTTTGACTGAATCCGCTCAAACAGCTTTCTCTGATCAACATGGTGTTGCTCAGAAACTTGCTAAGAAGTGGTCAAAGTCTGGTCTTCTTGAAGGCCTTCAGGATTACGATGCTAACAACATGGCAGTAATTCTTGAGAATCAAGCTAAGCAACTTGTCGTTGAATCTACTACAACTAACGGTAACCTTAATACCGGTGGTGCTACCTTTACTCCAGGTACTGGTGAGCAATGGGCTGGTGTAGCTCTTCCATTAGTTCGTAAGATCTTCGGACAAATCGCTTCTAAAGAGTTCGTTAGCGTACAGCCAATGAACCTACCTGCTGGTCTAGTATTCTATCTAGATTTCCAGTATGGTAACACAAAACCACCACTAACTACTGGTGATTCTGTATATGGTACTCCAAGTGCTAACTTCGGTAACCAAGCTGCTGGAGCCCTTTATGGTGCTGGCCGTTTCGGTTATTCTTTGAACCAATTCAGTGCTTCTTTCAGCGCATCTCTTGTAGGATTCGCTTCTGGTACTGCTAACTGGGCTGATGTTGATTTTAACAGCGACTACTCAGCTTCTGCTGCCGCTGGAACTATCACTAAGTTCACTGTTCCTACATCTTCACTTACTGGAAACATTAATGTAGATGGTGTAAGAGCTTTCATCCTTACTTCTGGTTCTATCATTACTGCTGCTGATAACATTCAGCAAGCTACTGTTCTTTCTAGCTCAGCTGCTGGTGTATTTGTTAATTTCTTCATTAACAAAGCTATCACTCTAGGTGGTGACGGTCTTGCTAAGAACTACATCGTTTACTACAACAAGGCTACTGATTTCAATAGCCGTGGTGATTTCGAAGATCGTTCTGGTCTTCCATCTGTACCAAACAGTTTGTCTACTACATCTATCGTTATCCCAGAGATCAACGTACAGATGAAGTCTCAAACTATCTCTGCTAAGACTCGTAAGTTGAAAGCACAATGGACTCCTGAATTTGCTCAGGACCTTAATGCTTACCACAGCTTGGATGCTGAAGCTGAATTGACTGGTCTACTTTCTGAGCACATCTCTCTTGAGATCGACCTCGAAATCCTAGACATGTTGATCCAGAATGCTCCAACTGTTGAGTACTGGTCTGCAAAGGTTGGTAACCAAATCAACGCTACTAACACAGCGTTTACTTCTAACACAGCTGGTGTTTACTACACTCAGATGAGCTGGTTCCAAACTCTTGGAATTAAGCTTCAGAAGGTGTCTAACATCATCCATCAGCGTACTCTACGCGGTGGTGCTAACTTCATGGTTGTTTCTCCAACTGTAGCTACAATTCTTGAGTCTATCCCAGGATTTGCTGCTGATACAGACGGAGCTGCTGATACTATGAAGTATGCCTTCGGTGTACAGAAGATCGGTCAGTTGAACAGCCGTTACAAGGTTTACAAAAACCCTTACATGCTCGAGAACACAATCCTTCTTGGATTCCGTGGTAACCAATTCTTAGAGTGTGGTGCTGTTTACTCTCCATACGTTCCGTTGATCATGACTCCACTAGTGTACGATCCAAATACCTTCACTCCACGTAAGGGTATCATGACTCGTTACGCTATGACTATGGTACGTCCTGAATACTACGGATTAGTATTCGTATCTGATCTTAACGTTATCTAATTATAGATCGTTAGATTGACAATAAAAGGGGCCTCTTTTTGAGGCCCTTTTTTTATTTATAGTCTCTCAATATTTATTTGAAAGGTATTTGATGACGAATCTGAATGGTAGTGTAAAAAGAAAGCCGAAAAACCCTATAAAGTTTTCGGTCCAGTTAAACGAAGAACAGAAGCAGGCAAAAGAGGTTATACTCAACAGTAAGATAACTGTTATAAAAGGTCAAGCTGGTTCTGGTAAGTCGTTAGTAGCGGCTCAGGTTGCTTTAGATCTTTTATTTCGTCGAGAAGTAGAGAAGGTCATATTAACAAGGCCTGCTGTTACTTCAGGTGAAGAGATTGGATTCTTGCCTGGTTCTAAAGAAGACAAGTTAGCTCCTTATACAGCAGCTATATATGACAATATGTATAGACTGTACAATAAAGAGAAGATTGATAAATGTGTGACTGACGGTCAAATTGAAGTTATACCTTTAGCGTTTATGAGAGGTCGTAACTTAACTAACTGTTGTGTTGTTGTAGATGAAGGACAGAACATAACTCACAGACAAATGGAGTTGTTGTTAGGCCGCATCTGTAATGGAACTAAAATGATCGTTTGTGGTGATATACAACAAATTGATCTAAGAGACAAGAAGTTAAGTGGCTTTAACTTTATATCCACTAACTTTAAAGAAGTAAATGGGTTTTCAGTAGTTACGCTAAAGACGAATCATCGAGATCCTATAGTAGAACAAATTCTTGAAATATATAAAGCGCACGATTAATGGCTTCAACTTCAACTACACCAATATGGAACGGCACAGGAGGTCCAATATCAGGATCAACTCCATTTGGTTTTTACGACAACGATACAGTATATCAAGCTGATGGACCTAAAGTAGCTAACTTCTGCGCTAGAAAGTTAGGCTTTCCTATCATGGAAGTCGAACTACAATCTGGTTCATTCTATGCTTGTTTTGAAGAAGCTGTTTCTGTATATGCTGAAGAAGTTTATCTACATAAGATTAAAGACAACTATCTAACTTTAGAAGGAACATCTACTGGTTCTGCTTTAAATAATCAAGTAGTTGTACCTAACTTAAATTATACTATTACTGTTGCTGAGAACTATGGTACACCTATTCAAGTAGGTGGTTATGTTAATCAGTACAAAGCACCTTTATACTTAACATCGAGTCAACAAACTTACGATCTACAAGCTTGGGCAGTTTCTGGAAGTTTGATTAGTGCTGATGATCGAGTAGTTATTAACAGAATATATTACGAAGCGCAACCTGCAATTAATCAATACTATGATCCATATATTGGAGGTAGTATCAACTATCAAGGTGCAACCGAGAACTTTGGTTGGGCATCATATTCACCAGGACTTAACTTCGTTTTATTCCCTATCTATTGGGATATAGCTCGTATACAAGAGATTGAAATGTCAAACAATGTACGTCGTTCTGTTTATTCATTCTCTTTAACTAATAACAAGCTAACTATATTCCCTTGGCCAGATTCTGATGGTATTGTTGTTTGGATAGACTATGCTAAGTTTAGTGAATTGAATAGTGTAGCAGGAAATAGTCCTTATTCAGGATCTACTAACTTAGTAACTAACCCATCTAACGTACCATATAACAATATAACATACGCACAGATCAATCACCCAGGTAAACAATGGATCTATGAGTATACATTAGCTCTAGCATCAGAGTTACTAGGTTTGATTAGAGGAAAATATACACAGATACCTGCACCTGGTGCTGAAGTAACATTAAATGGTGCTGACTTAGTATCAAAAGGTCGTGATCAACAAGCTGCTTTAAGAGAAAGACTTCGTAACGATTTAGATCAGTTAAGTCGTCAAGCACAATTAGAGCGTAAACAATCTGAAAATCAATCGATATCGAATACCTTAAATGAGGTACCGATGTTTATATATCTGGGATAACTATGGCAATGTTTGGTTCAACGAGGGATGTAGCTACCTTCAAGATCTTTACAAGAGAACTTGTTGAAGACATTGTTTCTCAAGAAGTAGGCTACTACAAAATTATGTTGTCAGATACGCCTGTCAATATATACGGTGAAGCTGTGACAAAATATTTTATTGGTCCTGTTTTGATACCAGTGTTAATAGTTCGTGGAGATTATAATAGGATAAGTTCAGACTATGGTCCAGATACAGAGCGTGATGTTGACTTTCGTTTCTTCAAAGATCATTTGATAGAAGCAAATGTTGTTCCAGAAGTAGGAGACGTTGTTATGTACAACGAAGTTTATTATGAAGTGAATAATGTTAACGAAAATCAGCAGATATTAGGTAAAGACCCAGACTATACTTATTCTAATGGAGCTGCTGGTTTTGGTCAATCTTATTCTATCATAGTAACAGGACACTACACAAGCCCAGATAAACTAGGTATAACACAAGAAAGATTATAATGTCAATACAAGTAGTAAGACCACAGAACCGTCAAGAATTTATGAGCAAGCTCGTAGGGCCTGCTTATGATCCTAAAGAAGGGACTGTGCCTAAACCTTTCTCTGAACCTACTAAACTAGGCCAACCTGAACAAAACAGAGCGTATCAGATTAGTGTTAAAGGTGATACTGAGAAAGACTTTTATATTGGGCTCGAAGACATTGATTCTGCAGTTAGCCACTACTTTAATGACATACTTAAACTATCTGTTGTACAGAACAATACTAAGGTAACTATTCCTATTATCTATGGTACACCTGAAAACTGGAAGGCTGTACAATCAGATGGTTACTATCGTGATCAAAACGGTAAGTTGATGGCGCCTCTTCTTATGTTCAAGAGGACTAGTGTAACACAGAATAGAGATCTAGGTAACAAGTTAGACGGTAACTTGGTTCACAACGTACAAACATTTGCTACTAGATACAACAAGAGGAACTTTTACAGTAACTTCAATGTTCTGAATAGTAGATCACCTGAAACGAAGTACGTAGTATCAGTTACACCTGACTATGTTACTGTAGAGTACGAGTGTATTGTATGGACTTATTTCGTAGAGCAGATGGACAAGGTGATCGAAGCATTGAATTTCGCATCCAGAAGCTATTGGGGCGATCCTAACCGCTTCCAGTTCTACAGTTCGATAGAATCATTTCAAGACTCCATAACCTATGAAATAGGTGACAACCGCGCGGTCAGAACAAACTTTAACCTTACTCTAAACGGATACCTGATTCCTGATACTATAAATAAAAAGTTAGCTAATGCTAGTGTATACTACGGAGTTAGTGAGATTGTATTTGGTCTTGAAACTACAAGTGGTCTAGAAGAGTTTTCTGTTAAAGCTGCTTCTACTACCGTAGCTCCTAAGTCTGTTCTACTTACAGATTCTCAAAACATCGTTGTACAAGGAGGTTCAGATGCCGCTATTATATATCTTGGTATAAACAAGACAGTAGTTGGTACTTACTCGTCTCCTACAACTATGATATTTGCGGCTACTTGGGCATTAGCTCCAGCAGGTCTTCCTGCTACTGGTTTAGATAACTTCTCGTTCTTTGTAAACGGACAGTATATTGAGAAGACAGCTATTACAAGCTTTACTGAAGTAGGATCAACATCAGTTTTAGTAATAGATCCGAATGTACTTGGTTTTACTTTTGATCAAACAGACGTTGTTTTAGCAGTAGGTAAATTTAACTAATCATGGCTAGGCTTAAGTTTAAACAAATATATTCAAATTTACAATACGATACAGCATCGTCTGTACTTACTTTGTCTGGTAGCCAACAAACAGACTTCGTTATTTCTGGTTCAGTTAGAATCGTATCTACACCTACAATGACAGGATCATTGACTATTCAAAACATCGACAGTTTTGGTGATTCTGGATCATTCTTTACTATGGATTTGGGAGATTATTGATATTTATACGTGGTGGGCTATATAGTCCTTTTCGCTAGTAGATACTTAACATAACCAGACACATGTCTAACCAGTTCCTCAAACTGCGACGTAGCGCAGTACCAGGTAAAATACCTGACACGGGGTCATTGGATTTAGGTGAAATAGCCTTAAATACCTATGACGGAGTTGCCTTCATGAAGAAATCAGTTGGAGGCACAGAGTCAATTGTTACCATAGGAAACACAACTGGTTCATTTACTGGTTCATTCTCTGGCGAATTTACAGGTTCACTTTTAGGTACAGCTAGTTGGGCATACAATGCCGTAACAGCTTCTACAGCCGATGACTTTTATGTTAGAGGAGACATAACCGGCTCTAACGCACTTATTACAGGCACATTAACTGCCCAGAGATTAGTTGTACAGACTATATCTTCTTCTGTAATTTACTCTTCTGGATCTAATATATTTGGAGACGAACTAACTGACACTCAACAGTTTACAGGTTCTGTCACTATTACAGGGTCACTAACTGTTAATGGACCTAGTACTTTTAATGGTCAAACAACTGCGAACAACTTAACCGGCTCTTTATTTGGCACATCTAGCTGGGCAAGCAAAGCTGTAACAGCCTCTTTTGCTCAGTCTGGAAATGGCATATTCAGTGGATCATTTTCTGGCTCTTTCTCTGGTAGCGGTGGTGGACTTACCAATATACCTGCTTCTAGTGTAGTCGGTCTTAATCTGTCTTTAATCTCTTCTGGTAGCGTTACTGCTTCAACAGACCCAGCTTATGGTTTTAAAGTCAATGCTAATTCTCAATTATCAGGCTCTACACAGATCACAGGTTCTCTTGGAGTAACAGGATCAGTTAGCATATCAGGAAGCATAGGAAATATATTCTCTGCTAATGTAGACACAATGGTCTTTACTGGATCGTTGTATCAAACTGGCTCAACATTTATAACAGGCACTCTTAGTGTCTTTGGAGGTATAACAGGATCTTTATTTGGCACATCTAGCTGGGCAGTATCAGCATCACATGCACCTAGTGCATTAACTGCATCATATGCAATAAGTAGTTCGTATAGTTTCAACTCTACTACGGCTAGTCATGCTTTAACAGCTAGTTCAGCAGACAACTTCTTAATAAGACAGAATGTAACTGCATCTAACGCCTTAATAAATGGCACGTTAACTGCTACTACAATTATAGCTCAATATATTACAGCATCAACTGAATATATAACAGGCTCTACTAAGTTTGGTAGTGAACTAACTAATACACACGAATTTACTGGTAGCGTTACTGTTACAGGATCTCTGTCTCTTAATAACGATCCTGTAGTTACACAAGGGCCTTACAATACTTTCTCTCAATCTATACAGTTAAGAGCTACTAATCTTGAGTCAACTGCTTCTGTATTAACAACAGCGTCGGCTAGTTTTGCTTTAGTAAGCGGTAGTTATTCATCTGCTTCTGGCTCTTTGTCTATCAGAGTAACAACACTTGAGAATGCATCAGCTTCATTTGCCGCTGATTCTGGATCTAATAATATAAGAATTACTAATCTAGAATCGACCGCTAGCGTACTTACAGTAGCATCAAGCTCTCTATCTACTCGTGTAACAACACTAGAGAATGCTAGTGCTAGTTTTGCACAAGATTCAGGAAGTAATAGCATAAGAATTACTAACTTAGAGTCAACGTCTTCTATATTGACTCAAGCTTCTGCATCATTTAGTTCTAGTATATCTTATTTATCTAGTAGCTTTACGGCATTTAGTCAGTCTTATAACACTGGGTCTTTTACAGGATCTTTCTTTGGTCAAGCTGCTTTAACTGGATCATTTACTGGTTCATTTAGTGGCACGCTGTCAGGATCTTTCTCAGGATCAGTTGCTAATATAGACGGTCAAACTAACTACATTGCTAAGTTTGATTCACCTAACACAATTGATTCTAGCGTAATATATCAGTCTAGTTCTTTTATTGCTATAAATGAAACTAACTTTACAGCAGGAGACCCCGAAGCATTATATGTTTTTCAGACACACCCTACATCATTTAACGTTGTAACTGGTAAAGGTAACACTAACAACTACTTACAGCTCAATATACAAAATACTAATCAAGGTATATCAGCGTCATCAGATATAGTTGCTACCGCTAATAACGGTAATGAATTTAGTAACTATATTGACATGGGTATTAATAGTGAGAACTTTAATACTGGCTTTATTGGTGAAGCAAATGATGCTTATGTTTACTCTATTGCAAATAATCTACACATTGGTAACGCTGCTACTAATGGTAGTCACTTAGGCTTCTTTGTTGGTGGAGATGACGTTCAAGCAAACAACAAACTACAACTTAATCCAGACAATATTCACTTTATGTCTGGCTCTTTACAGTTAACTGGTAGCTTAAATGTATTAGAAGGTATAACTGGCAGTCTATTTGGTACTGCTAGTTGGGCAATATCTGCATCACATGCACCATCAGCACTTACTTCTAGTTATGCTATTACGGCTTCATATAGTTTAACTGCTACTTCTGCATCTCATGCTATAAACTCTGATATTGCAATTAGTGCAAGTTATGCCGCAACCGCATCTTCTGCTAATGACTTTTTAGTTAGACAGAATATAACAGCTAGTAATGCACTTATAACAGGAACACTAACTGCACAGACTATCATAGCTCAGTACATTACATCATCTACTGAGTTTATTACAGGTTCTACGAAGTTTGGTACACAACTTACAGATACTCACCAGTTTACTGGTAGTGTGACTATTACTGGTAGTTTGAGCCTTAATAATGATCCTGTTGTAACACAAACTCCTTATAACACGTTTAGTCAATCTATACAACTTAGAGCGACTAATCTAGAATCTACAGCTAGCGTATTAACTAGTGCTAGTGCGTCATTTGCACAAGATTCTGGATCTAATTCTATAAGATTTACTAATCTTGAGTCAACTGCCAGCGTACTTACAACTGCTAGTGCGTCGTTTGCTATAGTTAGTGCTAGTTACTCAAGTGCATCAGGATCACTTTCAACAAGAGTTACTAATTTAGAGTCGACAGCATCAGTATTAACATTAGCATCTGCTTCATTTGCAGTAGTTAGTGGATCTTATTCTAGTGCTAGTAGTTCATTGTCTATTAGAACAACAGATCTTGAGTTAACCTCTTCAGTACTTACTAGCGCTAGTGCTTCTTTTGCTCAGCAGTCTGGTTCAAACAGTATTAGATTTACTAATCTTGAATCTACAGCTTCTGTTCTTACACAAGCTTCTGCATCATTTGCACTAGTTAGTTCTAGCTATGCAGCGTTTAGTTCTTCATATAACACTGGATCATTTACAGGTTCATTTACTGGAGTAGGTAACTTAACTGGTTCATTGTTTGGTACAGCAAGTTGGGCAGTTTCTGCGTCAAGTGCAGTATCAGCATTAAGCTCTAGCTATGCCATAAGTAGTTCTTATAGTTTAACTGCTACTACAGCATCACACGCACTTACTACTGTTAGTGCAAGCTACGCTGCTACAGCTTCGTCAGCAGATAATTTCTTAGTTAGACAAAGCATAACCGCTTCTAATGCACTCATAAACGGTACGCTTACAGCCACTACTATTATTGCCCAGTATATAACTTCATCTACAGAGTTCATTACTGGGTCTACTAAGTTTGGCAGTCAACTAACAGATACTCATCAGTTTACAGGTTCAGTTAGTATAACAGGATCATTAACAGCAACTAGCCCTGTAAAATTAACAGGCCTTACTAATACTAATCAAGTCAATATAGTTGGCTACGATACAACTACTGGTCAGTTATACTATCAAGCTACAAGCTCTTTAGTATCAGCTACTTCCTCATATGCATTAACTGCATCTGTTGCTATATCTTCTTCTTATGCGCAGTCTGCTTCTTTTGCTCAAAGTGCATTTGACATTTTAGTATATGTTAAGAATAGTAGTGGTGCTCAAATTAACAAAGGCTCAGTTGTAAGAATAGTAGGAGCGGTTGGAGATAATCCTTTAATTGCCACAGCTTCTTATACAGACGATAATAATTCAGCCAATACTTTAGGTATTACTTATCAGGATATACCTAATGACGATTTTGGTTACGTAATTACAGAAGGTACTTTAAAAGGCATTGATACATCAACACCAGGTTGGACAGCAGGTCAATTATTGTATCTAGGTTTAAACGGTACAATTACAGGATCTGCTCCTGTAGCACCACTACACGCTGTTCGTTTAGGTGAAGTACTAAGAGTACAGTTGAACAATGGTTCAATGTACGTTCGTATAGACAACGGCTATGAATTAGGTGAGCTTCACGATGTACGTGATACTACAACTACAGGGTCTTATGGAGATCTATTAGTTAAAAGTGGTAGTATATGGATTAATTCTAGACAGTTAACAGGATCATACGGTTTAACAGGTTCACTTTCTGCTACATCATTTACAGGTTCTTTATTTGGCACAGCTTCTTATGCAATTAATGCTGACTTATTAGATGGTAGAGATAGCAGTGTATTTGCTACAACTGGATCAAATGTATTTAGAGGAGATCAAACCGTAACAGGTAGTTTGTTTACATCAGGATCAAACACATTAGTTGGCTCTACTACTTTAACTGGTAGTTTGAATGTAACAGGATCTACTATTCAGACAGGTAACAATACTTTAATCGGTAATACTACTCTATCTGGTAGTATAACCATATCAGGATCTAGTGGACCAGGTTCTCCTACAGCATCTGTACAAATATATGGTGATATTAGACAAGCAGGCTATCATAGATTTGACCCTGTAACTACTAATATAAACAATAGCATTTCTGCTTCATACATTTATGTATCAGGATCTACTAATGACTTATACTTTACACAAAATGGTTCTGGTTACGGTAACACAACTCGTCTACGTTGGATAGAAGGTAACTTGTATACTGGTCTCTTAAATGGTGGTTTAATTACTACTCAATCATCTACTGTTTACCAGGTATCAAGTGGTTCAGGTATTATTGTTGACCTAAATGCAAGTTTAAATGACAATCCTTATCCAACTGTTCAATATTTAAACTGGCCTAATTTAACTGGTAGTATTAGTGCGTTTACTTCTTCTTATCAACAACTTTTTGTTGGTATTGATAATACTAATAATCTATACGCACAAGGAACACCGTTTTATAATGGACAGGTTGATACGCTCATACCAGTCGGTGACGTATTCTTCCAAAATGGTTCTACTATTAATGGAGTAAAAACAGCTCCTGGTTTAGGCTATGGTTGGAAACAAAGAAGTAATGTATTCATAAGTGCTTTTGGACCATTAAAATTATCTGGTTTTACATTAGCTCCTAGTGGATCAAGTACAGGTAGTTTAATAATTGGAAGTGGTACTGCATTTGCTGATGGACAAAATTATACAGTTGATCCTGACAACCCGTCTTATATAATAGATTCAGGAACCAACGTATCTAAGATATTCAGATACTACCAATCAGGTTCTACATGGGTTTATCAAACTAATGCAGGAGCAGGTTTTGGAGCAATTGACCCAGCTAACTATTCTAATAATGGTACATTAACTGGAGTTGGAGCTGGTAACTGGTCTATACAAAGAGTATTCTGGTTCCCTAACTCAGTTACTAAGGCTATAGTAGTTTATTATGGTAATGCTATCTACGCTACGGAAGCAGAAGCTATTGCCAACTTAAGTATTGAGTCTTTTGTAGAGGCACCAAATACAGCAGCTAATGCTGTCTATGTAGGTTCAATTGTGATTAGTGGTAATGGCGTGTTTACTAATACTAGTACATTTACTATACTTCCTGGAGGTTTATTCAGACAAGTAGGAGGATCTGGTGGAGGTGGTTCTGTTGTAACACAAACATTAGCAGGCTTATCAGACGTTAGTATATCAGGCCCAACAAACGGCCAACCTCTAGTATATAATTCTACTTCTGGTAAATGGGAGAATAGTTCTACATTAGTTGCTAACTTAACAGGTAATGCTTCAACAGCTACAACTGCATCATTTGCTGTTACGGCTTCTTATGTACTCAATGCTGTTAGTGCATCTTATGCTTTAAGTGCTTCATCTGCAGAACAAGCTAACACGGCATCTTATGTACTACAAGCTGTAAGTGCTTCATTTGCAAGTAATGCCTCTACTGCTTCATATGTACTCAATGCTGTAAGTGCTTCTTTTGCAAGTAATGCCTCTACTGCTTCATATGTACTACAAGCTGTATCAAGTTCTTTTGCTAGCACTGCTTCTTTTGTGCAAAACGCGCAAACTGCTTCTTATGTACTCAATGCTATTAGTGCAAGTTATGCCGCAACCGCTTCTAGTGCAGACAACTTCTTGATCAGACAGAATGTAACTGCATCTAATGCTTTAATAACTGGTACATTAACTGCACAGACTATTATTGCTCAGTACATAACATCATCTACAGAGTTCATAACTGGCTCAACAAAGTTTGGTACGTTATTAACAGATACTCATCAATTTACTGGTAGTGTTACTATCACAGGAAGCCTTAGCCTAAACAATAGTCCTGTTGTAACTGACGCTACATTTACTCCTTTTTCTAGCTCTGTTTCTACAAGAACTACTAACTTAGAATCAACGGCTTCTGTACTTACAACTGCTAGTGCATCGTTTGCACAGCAGTCTGGAAGCAATAGTATAAGATTAACAAACCTCGAAACGACTGCTAGTGTACTTACTACCGCTAGTGCATCATTTGCTCTAGTTAGTGCAAGCTATTCGAGTGCGTCTGGATCACTATCTACTCGTGTTACTAATCTTGAAACAACATCGTCTGTATTAACTACAGCATCTGCATCGTTTGCACAACAATCAGGTAGTAATAGTATTAGACTGACTAATCTTGAAACTACAGCTAGTGTACTTACAGTAGCTAGTGCATCGTTTGCAATAGTTAGTGCAAGTTACGCTAGTGCATCTGGGTCACTATCTATTCGTACTACTAACTTAGAATCGACAGCATCGGTACTAACTACAGCTTCTGCTAGCTTTGCTATTGTATCTTCTAGCTTTGCTACTACTTCAGCATCTCTATCTACTAGAACAACTAATCTAGAGTCAACTGCTTCTATTTTAACAACAGCAAGCGCTAGCTTTGCTATAGTATCTAGTAGTTATGCCTCAGCTTCTGGATCATTATCAACGAGAGTCACGACACTTGAGAATGCTAGCGCAAGCTTCGCTCAACAATCTGGTTCTAATAGCATTAGGCTAACTAACCTTGAGACAACCGCATCTGTATTAACAGTTGCATCAGCCTCTTTTGCCATAGTTAGTGCAAGCTATTCAGCACTTAGTGGATCGTTTAGAACTGGTTCATACACAGGATCTTTCACTGGCACATTATTTGGTACGGCTTCTTGGGCTAACAATGCAGTAACATCTAGCTATGTACTAAATGCTATATCTGCATCTTATGCGGCTACAGCATCTTCTGCTGACAACTTCTTGATCAGACAGAATGCTACTGCTTCTAACCTCCTAGTCAACAATACTATAACTGCTCAGACACTTGTTGTAACTACAGTTAGTTCTTCTGTTGTTTACTCTAGTGGTAGCAATATCTTTGGTAATCAGTTGACCAATGTGCAACAGATGACTGGTAGCTTGAGAGTGACTGGTTCAGGTAACCACTGGATCATGGGTGGTAATGTTGGCATAGACACAAGAACACCAGCATTTAAAGTAGATATAAATGGTAATGCTAGAGTACTAGGAGGAAGTACTTATTTAGGAGAGGCAAACGTAGCATCAGGTCATTTGAATGCATATGAATTAATGACATTCAATATCGATATTGATAATGATGATAGTAATCGATATTTTGCCTGGTATACTAATGCTGCCGATGGAGCAGGAACTGAACTAATGAG